GATGCTAAAGATAACTATACAAGAGATGATTTCGCTGTTTTAGAAATAGTTAATGATATACTCAAAAACTATGAGAGATTTAATATTTATAATAAGAAGCAGCTGTATGTCTATATTAGAGAGGCGACAGACTTACCAAGTCGTAAGATAACAAAGTCGTTAAAGAAAATAAAAATGAATTACTTTAGTGTTAAAGAAGATTTTATAGGTTGAAATGGATGAGAAAGAAATCAAAGAGCATAGTGAAAGATATGCTCAACTTTTAACAGATTATACTGCTTTGTTAGGTGTGTTAGATAAGGTCTTAAAAAGAATAACAGCTGCTCGTAAAGAAATTTTATATCTTGAAAAAACAATGGAATCTGTTGGTGTTCAAATAAAGGATGTAGATAATAATGGCGACAACATTAGCGGGTAGAAAACCATATAACCAGCTTATTAACAGGGGTCTTGAATTTATACAGGATACTTATTCATCTTCTCAAGATGAATTTATGCCTAATAATGAGTCTATACTTTTATCACGCGGCATTGTAATTGAGGCAAATTTTAATAGAGATGTTTATGGTGTGGGAGGGGTTATTCGGCCACCTTATAGTTTAAATATTAAAATTGTAGGTAATGATTTTAATACAAATGACCCTACAAAAGCTAATGAAGAAAGATGGTATGCGCCATTTTTTCCAATTCATAATGTTTCTATACCTGAAGTTGGCGAAGAAGTATTGGTCATTAATGAAAGTCAAGATTATTCTTCTAAAGGTTTTTGGATAGGCAGAGTAAATGAAAGTGCATTAACCAATTTATTTTTGGCTGAGTCTTGGAAAGATTCCTCTATTAGTGAAGGTGCAGAATTTGAACCAACACCGGAAGAAAAATATGGATTTTCTTTTGATGTTAAGGCGTTAAGAGAAAACGCTCTTGTTGATAAAATTAGTCCTTCTTTTACAGCAGAGAATATTGCCATTAAAGCTACTTATGGTGACGTAATACAACAAGGCAGATCTAGAACATATATTCGTCATTCTTTTAATGAAAATAATTATATTGGACTATTAGAGCATGGAATAAATAATAATTTTGATACTACTAATGATGAAATAGGGTTTCAACCATTAAGCGGTTCCAACCCATCATTAGGCGAAACCAGAACTAAGACTATTCATTTTATAGACACTAGTGTTAAGAGAGTAGGTGATTTTAATTTTGCTTCACCACGCCGCGAAATAGAGTTTGGTCAACTTAACAGTGGTGTAAATCGCTCAATGATATTTAATGAAGCAGACCAAATTTTTAATGTTGCTGGGGGAAATGATGGTTTTAATACAACTCTTTATAGTCAAGTTTTAGGAGAAAAATTAAATTCTTGGCATCGTAAAAATGTTAAGGTTATGCAGTCAATGTTAGATGGTATAACTGGATTAACAATGACGGTCCAAACTTTATTAAATGCTTTTATTGAGCATGAACACGCCTTACCTAAAATAGAATTAGATTTAGAAAAAACTGTTACTTCGGAGGATACTTACATACAGCCCGCAGTATTTCGGAGACAACCCCCTCAAATTATAAGTGTGCCTGATAAGACAGTAAGGGTTGTGGTTGGCACAAATTTACCAGCCCATTCTGGCGCGCGACCCAAGCCTATTTATAGGAACGTGCACATTCCTGGTTTTACAAAAGAAGTGGCTCGACCACCTAAACAAATCGCACCAGCTAGAAAACGAGTTAGAACTAAAGAACAAACAATAAATTTTGAGGCCATCATCGGGGGCACTGAGAATCCACGATTTACTGCGCCAATAGAAATATCAAAAGTGCCGACGCAGCCTAGTATACTGGCAGGTATAGGTCCGCAAGAAAGGGCGATGCTAACAGCACAAGGCAAGGGATCAGTACAATTTACCGATCTCGGTATAAAAACAAATAATGTAAATAATGATACTGAAGATTTAATAGACGCCTTTAATGAGCAAAAAGAACAACTTAATATGATATTTAATAGAGTAACAGAGTATTTGAGCGAAAATCAATTTGTTAATTAGAGATAATAAATGCCACAAGCAATTGAAATAAGCCGACCTCATGGTAGAGTTAATCCGGACACGGGACAGGTGATACCGGGTGAAAGAGTTAATTATAATAACTATCCTGGTCTTCTTGGTGACTACACTATTGGGGTAAGTGAAACATTTGCTGGTGTGGATCCTACTAATATTAATTTTAAGTTTCCATTAAAAGCATATAATAATGGATTCTTTCAAAGTAACACGACTACGCAATCTGCAATTAAAGAAGATATAAAAACTTTAATTTTAACAAGCAAAGGTGAAAGAGTAATACAGCCAGATTTGGGAACTAATATTCCTACTTTAGCTGGCCAATTATTTGAAAACATTAATGTTGAAGAAATGCAAATGCTAATAGAGTCTGAAATAAGATCGGCCCTTCAAAGATGGATGCCATTTATTACAGTAAATAATATTATTGTTAAAGATTCTAAAATGGATAACTCTTTGCACCTTAATCAAATAAGAGTGTCTATGTCATATACTATTGTCTCAAATAATGTAAGTGATACAATTGGTTTTACTATAAGTAACGGATAAAGTATTAATTTAATATAAGAGAATAAGAATGCCAACAAATAGAACAAAAGACATAAGTTATATGTCAAAAGATTTTGATAGTATTAAATCTGATTTGATTGCTTATGTAAAAAGATACTTTCCTAATGAATTTCAAGATTTTAATGATGCATCTGGTGGTATGGCTATTTTAGATTTAATGGCTTATGTTGGAGATGTTCTATCTTATAATATTGATAAACAAGTTAATGAAACTTTTATTAATAGAGCTATTGAGACAAAAAATATTATTAATTTAGCTCAAGCATATGGTTATAAACCTCGCAAAACAACTCCAGCGATTACTAATTTATCCCTAACTTCGGTCGTTACTACCTCAACGTCTGCAGATCAGTTAACAGTTATACAAAAAGGTAGTAGGGTATTTACAAACCTTAATCCAGTCGTATCTTTTGAAATATTGGAGAATGTAGATTTTTCGGATGCGCGGCGAAGAACTTATAAAGAATCGGGTGGAACAAGCACTATTACAGTTAGTGGTGTTTCTGCTGTAGCAGGGTCATCTAAAAAGTTTCAATATTCTGTCAATGATCCTGTTAAGTTTTTAAAAATAAAGCTGCCGGATAGAAATATTACAGAAATAGTTTCTGTTAGTGCTACTGATGGAAGTGAGTATTTTCAAGTAGATAGTTTGGCTGTTGATACAATTTTTACTGGCGATGTAAATACTGATCCATCAACTACTTCAAGTGCAGAATATATAATGAGACTTAAAAAAATTCCTAAAAGGTTTGTACAGGAATTAGATGCTGCAGGAAGTACGGTTATAAGATTTGGCACTGGCATCTTGACAGAAGATTCTGATGAGGATATGATACCTAATCCGGAAGATTTTGTTTTACCTCCGACCTTAAGAGGATCGCCTTCGGGGTTTACTGCGGTAGCTATAGATTCTACTAATTTTTTAAAGACTAAAACTTTAGGTGTGGCACCATCTAATACTATTATTACTGTTGATTATAGAGTGGCGGGCGGCGGCGTAGAAACTAATGTTGGGCCAAATACCTTAGAGGTTTGGGCCGATAAAAGGGTAACTTTTAAAACTAATTTACGAACAACCAATGAAGCTTTAGCGTTCACTACGGAGAATAACATAACTGTTTCTAACCCCGAACAAGCAAGCGGGGGTGAGGCTGGCGAAACGCCAGCAAATATTAGAATTAATGCGGTTAATAATATTAATTCTCAAATGCGAGCGGTGACATTGCAAGATTATCAGGCGCGTGTTATGTCAATGCCGCAACAATTTGGATCGGTCTTTAGGAGTTATGCCGTAAAAAATAATAGTGGGTATGGTGCGCGCATATATACAATTTGCCGCAATTCTGATTCAAACCTAATTGATACTCCGGGAGTTGTTTCAAACAACATGTCTACTTATTTGAACCGATTCAAATCTTTTTCTGACACTATAGAGATAGGCAGTGGTAATATAGCCAACATAGGAATAGATTTTTCTGTAGTTATAGACCCCTCTGCTAATGCGCCACAATCTTTAATGGCAGTTATTATAGAGTTAAAGAAAAGATTCGCGATTAATAGAACTAACTTTAATGATAACATCTCTACATCTGAAGTAATGGCAACTATTCAAGCTATAGACGGTATTAATGCAATAGAAACATTTAAAATAGTAAATAAAACAGCTTCAAACAATGAGGGCAATAGAACTTATTCGGGATTTAATTTTGATATTAATGCTAATACTTTTTCGGGTATAGTAAGTTTTCCCCAAAATGTAGTGTGGGAAATGAAATATCCTAATTTTGACATTGTAGCTAGATATACTGGCGGAACATCAGCACCAGGCTCCGGTGGCGGAACTGGTGGCGGATATTAATGAGAGAATAAAATGAGCTACGCAAGAGCATTTTCAAAAATAGATACTTGGATTACGGAATATTCTGTTACTGCTAATTTTGGTTTAACACCTGTATTAGAAGTTTGGAATAAGATTAATGATCGCCGTGATGATAGAAAAGAATGGGCAAGAATGTTGATGAAGTTTGGTCTTACTTCTCTAAGTGCTGGTATTGTAAGCACTGGTAAGTATCCCGACCCAAGAACAAATTCCAATGTTTCTGCTTATATCTATATGTTTAACACACCTTCTACAGATACAATACCGGAAAATTTTGAGATATGGAACTTTCCTCTTACATCAAATTGGATTGAAGGCCGTGGTTTAGATAACGATAACTTTAGTAATACAGGATTTGCGAATGCCTTATCGGCTACAAATTTAGTGCCTTGGAAAACTGGTAGTAATGCGGGTCAAACAGGTGCGAATAATTATGTAGGATATGCCACTAAGGTTTATGACTCTAACTCTGGCTCTTGTAGTTTTGCTAATGGTGAAGAAAACCTTAAAATAGATGTAACAGATTATTTTAAAGCATATCTTAATTATTCTGAAGGCACAGCCATCGCTAATGGTGGATCTGCTGATCATGGTTTTCTTTTGAGAATGGCAGACGCACAAGAATGTAAAGATGCTACTGAAGCTACCGCAGCTGGAGTGGCTAATTCAGTATCGGCTCAAAACTTTTATTCTAAGAAGTTTTATAGTAGGGAAACTAACACACAAAAATCGCCTTACTTACAATTAGAATGGCCTGGCGCAATTAAAGACGATAGAAATAGTATAAAGTTTTCTAAATCGGGATTGTTATTTTATTATAGCGTTGTTGATGGCGCCTTAACTGATTTAAATGGAACTGGGCCTTTTCCTGGTCATGTAACATTAAGTGCAGATGGAAACACAACAGTTGCAGGGAGCACAGGAATTTACTTAGGTATCGCCGTTACGGCCGGTCGTCATTCAAAAGGAATTTATAAAGTTAATGTTGGTGACGCTGGAACCGAAACTGCTGCTGGCTTAACAGGAATAAATATTGGAGTTTCATCAGCGACTTCTTTTACGGATAGTTGGACAGTAACTACTGCGGGCGAATATAGGACTGATTCATTTGCGTTTAGTTGTATATTACCTACATCGGGACATAGCAATTATACTACTTCCAATTATCAGATTACATTAAGTAATCTTATACCCAAGTTTCAACCTGGAACTACTCAACGTATTAGAGTCAATATAAAGGATAGAACTACTGCTTTGAAAAGTATTACGGGTAGTAGCACCGCTCAAAACAATTATGTGGTTAAAACTGGTAAGATTCAGATTAGAGAGAAATATACAGATGATATAGAAGTACAAAACTTTGATATCTCTTATGATTCTGAGGGTAATTTCTTTGATTTAGATACTAATCTTTTATATGTGGGCATACCGTATAAGGTGTATATGGAATTAGAAGTGCGCGGCGACACCTTCTATTATGATTTCCCCGATAGGTGGGATTTTGTGGTAGGAGAATCTTATAGCACCGAAGATACTAACCCTTCATCTTTGCCGAGAATTTCTAGAAGTTCAGATTTTCAAACGGGTCTTTACTAAAGGAAATTAAATGGCTAATGGATTTACATTTGATAGTTTAATACAATCACTATCTGGTGCCGATTCTTTAAGTGCTAACCTAGCTGATATTTCTTCTACTGGTTCGCACTCTAAAGTAAGGCCATTGGTGGATTATTCTGATTTTTCTAAGCATGTATTTTTTGGTAATGCCTTAGAAAAATTTAATAACGCTGTAACTCGTATAGTAAGTGAATACCCCATCGGATTATCGGGTCTTTCTTCTAACAACAGTGTTTTAGGTACTGCAGCAGTCGGCCAAAAAGCCATCTATGAGGTGGATCAATTTAAACAAGAGTCTGATGGGTTTGATTTATATCTTTTAGATTACTTAGGCATTTCGGGATCTTCTTCAGGGGTTCCTAATGCAGCTGCTAACAATATTGTTTATGCAAAAAATGATCAAGATGAATTAGTTCCTTTAATTTGGATTCAGAGAGCCGCGGAAAATAGTTTAACAGGTTCTCAAACGACATTGAGAGACTCACTCTCTGCAATAGCTAGAGATTATGAAGAGTTACAAATAAACACAGTATATAATACTCCTGGCACCGCCTCTTTTGTTGGTAAAAACCTTCACACTGGCTCAATTGAACAAGTCACAAGAGAGCTATCTTTAACATCTGAGCAATCGGTTAATAGAGGTGCTCGTTTAGATGAAATGTTACCCAATATTCTTTTTAGAGGCGATGATGACAGCATATTAAAAAGAACTTTGGATTCTGTTGCTGACACCGTCGATGAGATTAAGGCTTTTGCAGACCAAATACCATTTTTAAGACGGTTAAGCTACGATGAAACAGATAGAATACCTAATAAATTATTGCCAGCTTTAGCCCAAGAATATGGGGTTTATTTAACAGAATTATC